CTTAAAAAACATTTTCCATTCACTCCAATCCATGATGACATCAGAACATTCACAGCTATCCCTGGACAATATGATGTCATCTGCGGAGGCTTTCCCTGTCAATCAATATCAGTGGCAGGAAATAGAGCTGGAATCACAGAAGAATCCAGATCAGGTATCTTTTACGAACTCATGCGAGTCATACGCATGGTTCGACCAAGATTCGTTGTCTTGGAAAACGTGGCAGCGATCCTTAATAATGGATTGGACATCGTTCTCGGAGAGCTTTCCCAAGCAGGGTACGATGCAGAATGGTCAGTTATATCTGCGAGTTCATTGGGAGCCTGCCACAGACGTTCAAGGTGGTGGTGTGTTGCCTACACCAACGACTATGGATCACCTACCTCCTCGATCAGTGGATTCGATGATCAAACAAACAACGATACATCGCAAAGGGCGAACCAAGTTGGCAAATCTACGAGAAGCATTGAATCCTCAAACAGTAGAGTTGTTCAATCATTTACAAAGTCTACCGACTCCAACAGCAAGAGACTACAAAGGCAGAACTTCAGCCAAATGGAACGAGAAATATGGGCCAAAGGTGCTACCAGATGTCTTAACCCAGATTGGAGATCATATGTCAGTAAGCCCATACTTCGTAGAGGAGATGATGGGTTATCCTATAGGGTGGACAGAACTAAAGCCCTCGGAAATTCAGTAGTGCCACAAGTCGCTGCTATACCTCTGAAAAGAGTACACGATCTTTATTACAATGAATAAATTAAAAACTTTAAAATTAAATAGAATATCAAACTTAGAAAAAAAATTATTAGATCAAGATTTAAGAGGTTATGATCATTATGTTTTTATTGACGGTAATCGAAAAGCTCAACTTATAACTAATGGTAAATGGGTAACAGAGTTTATTAGAACTGCTGTTATAAAACATAATGCGTTAATTTGTGAAGTTCTAAGTATGCGTGAAGAAGATTTTTCAGAACAAGAACTTAAGGATTTTGAGGACGGCTTGCTTTCATAATTTTTTCTACTTGTTTCATTATCATAAACTGATGAAAAAGAAATAATAACTTGTTAATACCTTTTGCCTTTACTATTTTTTCTTCAACCATTTTTGTTGCTTCTTGCTCTGCTAAACGTGCCAAGGCTGAAGAAAGTACAGCGTCAATCTTCGCTTGGTTTCTAACTAAATCACAACAAAATGCTTTTATTTTATCAATATCATTAGACTTCATAATTTCTCTACACCTTAATTCTGTAGAAAGTTCAACTTCAGCTGGTGGAGATTCAAAGATAATTTGAAAAAAAGTGTCTTTCATTTTGGTAAAGAAGATACAGGTCTACCTGGAAACAGTTGTTCTTCTAAGAAATCAACCGCTTGATCATCAAGATTATTTGAGGTCTGCTTACAAATAGCTCGCAATAGGTCTATAACCAACTGTTTGCAGGCTGACGTAGAAAGGAATTTAAGAAGTAACGGTTTTAAAATTTTTAACATAGTTATTTATGTGTTACTTCCCAAACATAGCTAAATTGCTAATATATAACAAGAGTATTAACTATTATGGTTGAAGAGAAGAAGAAAAACCCTTTTCAAAAATTAAAGGAAGGCTTAGATGATAAAGAAGAACAGTTAGCAATTATTAGTCTTTTTGTAAGATTAGGTGTAGTTGTTTGGAGTGGATTTATAGTGACTCTTAACTACATTTCAATACCAGGTTATAGTTCAGAGCCTAAAGACATCACGTTTCCTGCTTCGCTTCTGACGGGAGCACTGGCAACATTCGGTTTGGAAGGATCTAAAAAAAGTAGTAAGAAAGACGACAAAGTTGCAATGGAAGATGGTATGGTTCAGACTATAAGGGTAATAACACCTATCAAGATTGAAGGTGCTGAAGTAATCGACCCAAAATCTAAAAAATGAAAAAGCTGCTTCCATTATTATTATTGGCATCTAGTCCTGTATTAGCTGACATAAAACAGGAGTTTGTTACTTCTGCTCAGATAAGTGTAGATATGCCATACGTTGTTACCAATAAAGTAGGCACTACATATAGTCTTAGCGGAAATAATATTACACCATCTGTAACCGTAGGAGATACCACAACAGCAGGGAAGATAGGCGGTATCAATGTTGGCAGCCTTAGTAATGGTGTACCAGCGATGATTCAGACAGATACTACAGTAACTACTAGCGGTTCAGCGTTCTCGAAAACAGAATCGGTAATTATGGGTGACGCTACACCATCTGCTGTGACTCCTAGTTCGGGTATTGCAGCATTACCAGTATTAGGTGGTCAGACTACTATTGGATCAGGCGGTACTGCTGGATCTCTCGCTTTAACGTCATTGAGTTCTGGAATACATACCTGTACCGCAGGTGGGTCTGGTACATCTTGCATAGGATCTACTAAAGTTACTATTACGATTGACTAGACTTTGGCTGCTAGTTTTATTAGTATTACCAGTAAGAACCCTTGCTGTGCCTATTGTGCCACAATTTCGTACAGGTTCGAGCCAAACTTCAAGCACCTCAGAATCAATAATTAATGAAACGATTACGAGCCATCAATATCGGACAGGTTACTCCTACTCAGCATCAGGACATAATATCGAATCTGAAACAGGATATATCAACCCTACTCCTACGACTACGAATGAACAAACGGTTGGAGGAGTAAACTTTCATTGGACTTCACCAAACTTAGAAGCTATACCTCGCTGGTCAATAACAAACGATGGAGCAGCCTTCTCTCTTCAAGAAACATTAATAACACCAGGTCTAGACACAGTAACTTCAATAACTCGTCAAATAAATACAAGTACAACAACAGAAACTACAACTACCTTTGGGCAGTAGCTATAATCCTTTGCCCTGCAAAGGTTTTGGCTAATACAACTGTTGCTTCTCCTTCTTCAAATGCTCAAGGTGTTGTCAATAATAATGCAACTATGATAACGCCATCAGCTATGCCATCTTACAAAATGAGTCAGGGCATAGTATGTGCTTCGCCTAGCCTTACAATTACACCTTATGTAACCGATAGTTGGTCTTTCGCACGACCCAAAGAATATATTACGAGGACACCTATCTATGACGAAGATACTGGTGAGATCAAATATTATTCAGAAATACCTAGATTTGAAAAAGATAATTTTAATCTAAATTATGGAATATCTGCTCAGTTTAATATCCCGCTAGGTAAGTCTCCAACCCTTTGCCATGAAGCAACCGCAGTAAATATTGAAGCTCAAAGATTACTAATAAAGAAAACTAAAATGGAAATCAGCCTCTATCGTTTAGAACAATGTGCGGCTCAAGCGAGGTTGGGAGCTAAATTTAAAGAGGGTACACCAAGTGCAGTTACTTGTGAAGATATTGTAGTAACAGTTCCACCAAATCAAGTTATCCCACATACTCACAAAATAAAATAAGCATTGGTTCTGGGCTCACGTTTAAACTACCTTTATTTCAATCAGTAGGGGCTTACAGATTGCAATGCTTGTATATCACATTAGCATCAATTTAAGCAGTAGGCAAGCACGGTTAAACTTGCCCACCTAGACGCCCTATCCATTGCCGTGGCGAATAGGGTATTTTTATTTTACCTTTTTCTTAGTTAATTTAGTGACTATTTGTTTAACTATTGGACGGACAAGCTGAAGTACAAGTGGTGCAGAAGCACCAACCAAAGCAAGGCTAAAAACCCCAACAAACTGTGGAGCAGACGGAATGTACTGGTCTTTCCACTCAACTGCTTCATACAAAGTCACGCATTCACTACCATCTTGCCCTCTTTCATGCCCAATAACACGTTCTAACTTTTTATCGTTACGAAAATCCCCTACTCTTTGGTCATTTTTACCAGGGCATGGAGGAAAATCTGGTGGGGGTGGTTCAGGTAGGTCAGGAATCTTTGGCTGTTCTGTTTCTGGAAAGGGCGGTGCTTCATTATCGACAAGTGGTTCTTCTGTAATGACCATATTCTCAGGTGTATAGTCAAGAGGAATAAAACTAGGGAACGGAAAATCACACGTTGTAAATACACCATTAGGATCTTCTAATAATAAATTTCGATTACCAGTATTTTTTATATCACGATGTTGATAGGTACAACCAGGAACATCTATATCTGGTGGCTTTGTAATAGTTAAATAATGAGGAGTATAAGGCTCTGGAACGTTTGGAATGTATATTTCAGAAATACTTATGTCGGGTATTTCCAATTATTTATTTAAAAAAGGAATAGATTTTCCTGTTGTTTGTGGTAAAGAATTATCTAAAACTTTTGGCATCATTCCTTGTACATTACCAAGGATTTCATTCATAACTCTTGATTTGAATTGTTCAGAAGTTACATACTTGTAACCAAAATACGCTCCACCACTCATGGAAGCTACCATTACAAATGAGATGATACTCAAAACATTAGCGATTTTTTGAAACATGATTAAAGAGGCATTAGTAAAGGCTTTAGCACCTATTTCTTTGATGGTGCTTTTCTTGATTGTGGGCTTGGCTCCACTTTATTTAATTGCTGGTTTAATGACTCGTTCTTTTTCAACAGCATCTCCCCAAACTGAATACCGCCCTGCAAAGCGTTGATGTTTGTATTACATTCATTCATTACTTTCTCAGCGTGATCTCTAGTCTTAACTTGTTTTGCTAATTCTTCTTTCCATTCAAGAATCTGTTTTTCAGTAATGGCTTGCATAGTGTTTCTTCTTATAATATCAATTTATAAAAATTAAACAATTTCAGTTAAGTTTATTGCATATTTTTTGCCATTTCTATTGTTTAACATAAATATTTTATCTTCACCCTCTTGGAGTGTCCAATCTCCCCAAGTGCCGTCTACATTATTTGACCCGCCTTCATTACTTAAATTTAAGTCATTTGTGTATATGTTCTGAAAACGATTAGAACTACTACCTAGATCATAAGTATTATTTGCTTGTGGAATTAAATGCCCACTGCTATTCAGATGAAGTCTGTTAGTTCCACCCGAACTTCTCCAAAGAATACCATTCGTACCACCTTGTATATAGAGATAATTTGAATGATGCTGTAATTTACAAGCATAGTCTCCTGTCCAAGCACCATTATTTAACCTAATATCACTATCACCAGCTATTTTACAAGCATTAGCACCCCCATCAAAAGTAACATCACCAGTAAAAGTACCGCCTGACGCTGGAATACCAGCAGAGGAAGAAGTAATGTATCCTGCACCATTTGTAAGTTGATTATTGTTTGTTACGTTAGTAGCTCCATCAGCAACATTTAATATTGACCTTACTTCTGCTGCTGTCAGTTCTTTTGGTGCAGCATTTCCACTGTCATTACCTACAATTCTATTGCTTGTAATTGTTTCTAGTTTTGATAAAGATATTTGAGCATTTGAAGCAACATCTGAATTGCTTACTGTTGTGATGTATCCAGCCCCATTTGTTAGCTGATTATTATTTGTAACATTAGTAGCTCCACTTGCGATGCCATCAAGTTTTGAATGGTCTGCATCAGTAAAATTATTGTCAGTTTGTGATGCAACAACAAAATCTATAGTGCCATCGCCATCTTGATATGTTACTGTTATGCCTGTTTCAGTATTGCTTGAAAGCATACCTCCAACAATGTCTTGGACTTGCTCGTTGGTTAAAGTTGCCGTTATATAGCCTGCTCCGTTAGTAATCGCATTGTTATTAAGAGAAATATTTGCAGTTCCATCAAATGAAACACCAGCTATAGTTCTTGCAGTTTCTAAAGCTGTTGCAGTGGCAGCATTTCCAGAGGTATCTTGGTTTCCAGAAGTATTAACACCAGGTAAATTTATATTCCCTGTTCCATCAAACGATACTCCACCAATATTTCGTGCAGTTTCAAGGGCTGTAGCTGTCGCTGCATTTCCTGTGCAAGAACCTGATGAGCCAGAAGCATTACCAGTTACATTTCCTGTTAGTGGACCAGTAAAACCATCTGCAACTAAAGTTCCTGTTAAAGTTCCACCCGAACTGCTTGTAGCAAACTTTGCCGAGTTATTATGGAATAATGTAACAGCCCCATCACCTACACAAGTTATAGCGTCATCTGTATCATGGACTCGTATATTAATGTCATCTTTAGAATCAATAAAAATATCATCAGCATTAGTGCCTAAAGTTCTTATAACTAAATCACCAGTAGCATTAGTTATATTTCCGTTGCTACCAGAATGTGTAATTTTCAAATCATCATCTGTTCCAAAAGTAGCAGCAGCATCATCAGCAAATTCAAGTTGATTGTCTGACCTATCAAAAAGAATATCTCTTCCAGCAGTCCCTCCATCAAATTTTACATCTTTGATAAATTCAGTTTGTGACCCATTTATTTGAACACAATGATTTCCGTCAAATCCTAATTCTAAATGACCACTTGAATTATCTAAGAAAATAGCTCTACCACCACTGTCATCACTAATAAGTTGGAAGTTATCAGCTTGAATATGTATGTCACCATCAGCAGCAATAATTTCATTTGTATTTGAACTGCTTTCGTGGAATATTTCTAAATTATTACCCGAACCAGTGCCAAATGAAATTTTATGGTCATCAGCCAAAGATATTGGGTTAGCAAGTTTTGATCCAGCTATCGCTGCATCTGAAGCTACCTTTGCATCATTGACAACTCCATTATCAATAGTAAAAGTTGCACCGCTATTGCTAACTGTAATATCACCTTTATCTCCGTCATCAATACCTCCACCACCAGATATTTCAGCTACAGAACCGTTATCTTTTTTTGTAAATAATTTGCCGTTATCTGTTCTTACCGCTACTTCCCCAACAGCAAGATCACTTGCACTTGGATCGCTACCAGAACCTCTTTTGAGTCTAATTTGATTAGCCATGAGCCTTTACCTCCTAGCTCTAATATGATCCACCATCTATGTTGAAACTAGATGCACTTTCATCTTCTAAAAATGTAACTAGATCAGATAAAGCAACTTGTTTCATCGTTCCAGCATCGTTACAAACAAATCTATCTGCTGCTGCAAGAGTCGTTGATGTAGCTGAAGTTCCACCGTCCATCAAATTCAGTTCTGTGGTAGTCGAGGTAATTCCATCAAGAACATTCAATTCCGATGCAGTGGAAGTAACGCTCGTTAATTTACTTACAGGTAGTGTTCCTGTTATAGAACTAGCAGCAAGATCAATAGCAATTTCAGTAGATTCAATAACAAGTCCACCATTAGCTTTTAAATCAACAGAGAGAGTATTACCAGACTTATCTAAGCCATCACCAGCCGTAATTTGACCAGCACCAGAAAACTGAGCGTAAGCTAAATTATTCGTCCCAACAACTGCTGATCCTTTGTTGCTAGTACAAACGAAACCGTTATCCGCATTTACAGTTCCCTGTTCTACGAAAGTAAACATTCCTGCTGCGTCTGCACCAGCAGCTAAATCGTCTGCTCTAGCTGGAGATGAACCTACAACATAAATACCGTTTTCTGAAGCTGTTGATTGATCTTTTACAAGAACACGATCATTAGTTGATAAAGTGACACCATCTAGTGTGTCTCCATTATTAAGGGCAGTAGATATTGTTATGTTCGCTGTTGTTGCTGCTACGCATGAATCTTTTACGTCTAAACCTTGAGCAGTGGATTCTACAAAACTTTTGGTCGCTGCGTCACTTGCATTAACAGGTGCTCCCAAGTTTGTTATTGTTTGGCTATTTAATGAAACCGAACCAGTTGGTGCAGCCATCTGATCCAATCTATTTGCTTGGACTCCTGTATCAAAATCACTTATCTTTGTATGAGCCAACGAAGGAATATCAGCAGCAACTAAAGCTCTAAATGTAGGTGCTGCATCACTTCCAGTTGTGGGTCCACTAAGTACAGCATTTGCTGATCTTACAGTGTCTTTGTCAAAGAAACTTCCTACACCACCAATAGCTTCGATTGTTGTAGCTGAACCACCAGCACCACCAGTGCCTATACCTATGAAAAGTTTTTTATTGCCTTCCGCAAAAGCTAACTCAGCATTTTCTAAGCTACCAGGTGCAGATGATCCTGTGGATCTTTTAATTCTAATTGTGTTAGCCATTGTTAAAAGTTGCCCCCATCGACAAGTGTAAGTTTGGTAGTAGTTGCATCTGCTTTAAATGTACCACTAGATGTGTCGAAAAACACTACTGAACCATCTACTTTACTAGAATCATCTAAAGTAGTTCCACTTGTAGCAAAAGCTGGGCCTTGTGGCCCTTGAGTGGTTAGCTCAACTGTTGTTACATCAGATACTTGACTGACAGTAACAGAGTTAGGACTGCTCATGTTGTATAACCCTCATTTATAAATAGTTTACCCTCTAAATAATAGTTTTTGAGTCCTCCTGGTTCTGTTAACAATACGTCATAAAACAAAATACTTGGAGTAAAAGTTGCTGTTTGCGTATCTGTAAGAGAAATATCTACAATTCCACCTGATCTATTAGTATAAGCAACTGTCCAATCTGCATACTTCGTGGTTCGTGTTTCTTCCCAAACTTGTGCAGCAACAGTGTATCCAGTTAAATCTATGGCCGATCCAGTTGAATCTTTAAACGTCAATCTAATAGGAAAATCTGCTCTTCTATCAACAGTAAAATTCTTTTTTCCTGGGATAATTGCCATTAGCTATAAGGAGAGTCACCAAGAATATCTGTTTTCCATTGTGCTTTTAGTGTATCTGCATCTGAAGCAGCAGCTATACCAGCATCAGCAGGAGCATCTCTCAATGCTTGTTTTTTAGCAACAATATCTGTTGTACTTGCACCTGTTTCTATTGCTTTTTGAAATTCAATATCAAGCTCTGCAAGTTTTGGTGCTCTTGCTTCCCTAATGTTTGTTTTATGAATTTCTCTGGCTTTCGCCATATCAATGCCAAATCCCATGTTTTACTCCGTATAAGTCCAAGCGTTTCTAAAACTCCTATCTGTAGGAATCGTAGACTTATCAACAGTATAAACTGGTCTGTCATTAGGGCAATCTTTAGCTTTAATTTGCTCTAAAGTCAAATCTGTATTATCCGCTGGACAGACAATGGTAATTATTCCATCGTCATTTGTGTAGATAAATCTTGTATCAGAATTTGCCATAATTTTTAATCTGTATCCATAACTATTGCAAACATACCACTTGGATCATTAATACCACCTGTTGCAGAGTTTACTCTTATATGAAAATTATCATTGAAGTATTCTCCATCATCAATATAAGTAACTCTACTTGGGTTAGTGTTACCATTTTGGTGGTATCCAGTTACCGCACAGTAATTATTATTACCGTTGTTAGTTGACATATTTACTTGCATCTTACCTGTACCCTCATCAGCTATGCTTGAAACACCAAAGCTATTCTGTATGTTGCCACCCATATCACCTTTTACCCAAGCTCTACAAGCGTTGTCTCCAAAAAATGCCATTAGTTCACTTCCTCCAAAAGAAATTTAAATTTTTTTCCATTTCGTTTGTTAATTAAGAAAAGCGAGTCCTCTCCTTCCTGTATAGTATAGCTTCCCCACGTTCCGTCAACGTCATTTTTACCGCCTTCGTTAGATAAATTTAAATCATTAGTAAATATGTTTGACCATCTCAAAGCACTTGTACCCAAACTGTAAGTATTGTTTGTCGCTGGAGCGATCTGGTGCATACCAGCTAACGCAGTAATTGTATTACCTCTAGAAACAGAGGTACTGCCTAATGCAAATAAGACACCTGATACACTTGTAGAATTTATAGCGGTAGTTGAAGTAATTAGAGTTCCTGTTTCATCAGGCAAAGTTAATGTTCTATTTGAAGCTACAGAAGAAGGAGCTTTTAATGTTATATAGTTTGTACCATTAGAAGAACCTTCGCTAAATCTTATTTCGTTTTCATTGTTTAATGTAATGCCATTAGCATCAAAAAACATTTGTTCCGTGCCAGATGACGAAAATCCCATCACGTTTGCAGATTTTCTAAATAAACCTAAATCTGTATCCGTATCAAAAGAAAGGGCAGGGGTAGATGCACTACTGGAATCATCTATAAGTAACTGGCCTGTCATAGTACCACCAGATTTAGCCAATAAACCTAAATTAGCTTGATCTATATTTCCTATTTCAGTAAATCCACCATTTGAGCTATTTCTTATCTTTAAAATATCTGAAGTAGTATTTAGAAAAAGCATACCAGCTACACATTGACTTGTAGCTAAGTCAGAAGATTTAGAATTACTTGATTGAATTGCAGCAAAAACATTATTGAGGTCGGTTCTTACATTCGCCCCAGAAGCATTTTCGATTGTGTAATTTGTAACGTCAGCCACAGTTAAATACTATTTTCCTCCATGTTACCCTCCTTTGCCGAAACCAACAGCACTATAGGTAAAGTTCCTATCAATACTAGCATTACTTGAGTTTTTAAAGTGAACTGTAAAGCCAGTTCCAGATATACTGCTAAGTTCAAAGTAATCACCTGTTGCCATGTTTTGTGGAGAAATATTAACAGAAGGTAAGAAACTATTGAGATTACCTAAACCAGATGTTCCAACAAAAAATGGTGCTGTAAATGTAACTGCTTTTGCTCCTGTTCCAGAGGCTATAACCGATGATTGTTCAGTTCTTGAAGGCATAGTTGCTGTGTACCCTGCTTGCTGAAGATTCATATTCTGTGCTGTATCTGTGGTATCTAAAGTAATTCTGAATTGAAACCCTCTTCCTTTAAATGTTCCATTTGCAAAATCATTAAAAGATGTATAAGTAGGAGAACTACTAGGATTATCAGTTGTGGTTCGGACGGCTATTTTTGCATTAGCTTCCTGTGCAATAGATCCATCGAAGTCTGTCCAAGTATCAATATTATCTGTTCTATTATCAAACTTATCACCTACATAAAAACCAACTCCTTGAAAATGTCTTTTTAACGTAAGTGAAAACGTAGCACCAAGATCAAGAGTGTCCACAAAGTCGTAAGTTCCAGTAGCGTTAGCTGTTGGATCTATTAACTTTAATCCACCAAGAGATGAATCATAAACAACGTTTGTTTTTGTTCCATTATAAGGAGTTCCATCGGTATCCTCTCTATCAGTTTTAACAATAATAGAATCTAAAATATCAACTAAAGAAAGATTTACACTAGCTGCTGTAGCACTAAATCTACCTCCATCATCTTGAAACTTAAGTAAATACGTTCCAGGTAACGCAGGAGCTATTACTTCTGTAGTATTTCCAGCAACGGCTTCAATAACGTCTTGGGCTGCTTGGAATGTAGCTGCACCGCCTGTTTGGTTGGTATGTCTTACATAAACACGGCCACCATGTAAAACATCAATAGCAGTTGCCTGAGTAAATCTTAATCTTACAAATTGTTCATTAATTGGTTCAATCGTTAAACCTGAAACGGTTTCTGGTAGGGCTGTTTTACCAACAGCAGTAAATTGTGTTTCAGCTGGATTTGTAGACAGTTCCAATGCTGCATTGTATGAAAAAACTTGAACTGTGTAAGTTGCTTTAACGGTATCCAATAACTCAAAATCACTACTAAAGACAACTTGTGACACATAATTACCATTTTCAACTTTGTAATTAACGAGATACTGAGTAACACCTTCTACTGGCTTCCAATCAATAATTAACTTACTTCTAGCAATATTGTTTATAACTACTGTTTTTTCCGTAACTGTTAAAGAACTTGGAGGTGATGCTGGTTGATTTAATAATGATATTGTTCTTGTAGGCAACGCAGTACCATCTTCTATAAAAGCATATTTACCTTCAACATAGGATAAAGCTGTAATTGCATAATTAATATCATCTTGCTCTTGTACTTGAATTACTCTAAATAATTGAGTTTGCAATGAAGTGCTTGATATGAGATATGGTGAGTTTGCTAATGGTGCTGAAGAAAATGTAGATTGTGTAACTGTTTCTCCTTGATCGTTTATTTTTGAAACAGCATCAGATGTACTCTGTAAAGTTAAAACTGCATTATTTATGCTTCCAATTTTACCTACTTCTACTGTTCCATCTGAAAGAATAACGCTAACAGTAGGACTATCAGTTAATGAGGGTAAAGTCGTATCAGCTAGTGCATCTATTGTTATGGCAGATGTTGTTGCAGATACAATTCGACCACCTCTTCTAGCTCCCGCCCTCACTGGATCATTTATCTCAATAACAGAACCAGGTCTAACAACAATGCCTGAATCTATCGAAGTTGTAAAACTAACAGTTTCGCTTTCATTTTGTTCTGCAAATAAAACTGCTCTTCCGAGTCTTGCAGCTTGATTACGGGAAGTGCAAGCATATGCTTTTATCTTTTTTACTATCGTTCCAAATTTAGCTATCGCTGCTGTATCCTCTACTACTTCAAAATCAACTTCCTTAGAGTCCATATTGAAATAAGCTACAGAAATAACACTATGTCTAGTTTTTAAACTACTGCCTGAATAAGAAAAACCTCCTTCACCTATGTTTGCTAAATTAAAAAGATAACTAGCTGATGTAGATTTGTCTTGAGCTAAAGTTATTCCTCCCGCAGACCATATTGGCATACACCTCATTGAACTAGCTATGTCGTTTATTGCTTCAAATGCTTCTTTTGGACTTTGAATATTTACATTGCAACTAAATCTAGCTTCTTGTGTACCCGATCCTGTTCCATCGTCTACTAATTCATTGGAATGTTTACTTGCAGCGACAAAACTAAATAAATCTATGTTGCTATCAGTAATATGATTTCCTAATCCATACCTAGTGTTTGTGAGAAGATCCAGTAAGCACATTGCAGGACAATTTGTATAAGTTGCTGCTCCCATGACTCCATTAAAAATGTAACCACTTGGATAAATAATTCTGCCTGTTTGAATATCAACAGTAGGAGTGCCAGAACTAGATGCACCTGCTCCTGGTATTCTGACTTTTATTCCTCTGATACGATACATTCTTTGAGGAATACGATTGAACTGTTTACTATCCAAACGAAGTCCTACATAAGCACTATTTGGATAAGTTGAACTATTGTCTATAACTTCTTGAAAGCTTGTGAATTGAAATTTATTTACTCTTTGTGTATCTGTGCTATCTGGTGTAATACGAACAACTCTTATGTCTACAGTTGTAAAACCTGATGTTAGTTCTATTCTGTGATCTCTGGCATAAGCATCAGCAGTTCTACCGCTAACTTGTGCTTCAACTTTGGTTACAAAACCACCAGAATCATGTTGTATTTGAATTGCGTACTTAACTGTATCTCCTCTAACATCTCCGTCATCTTCTAAAACTTGTATCTGAGGCCAAGTCAAAGTAACAACTACAGCATCTACATCTGTATTTGTAATTTGCCTAGTTACCGCACCAGTTATACCAACAGTTTGGGCTGTCCATGTAACTCCACCATCAGTAATTGTCTGTCCAACCGTGGCTGTTAAAAAAGCAGCAGGTTCAGTTGTGCCAGCTTGTCCTGCGGTTGTGCACTTAAAAACAATTACTTCACTGGCTGCATCATTTCCAGATTTTACTATTTGATTAACTGTATAATTTGTACCAGTTAGATTTCCAGCTCCATCATCAATAGCTGTCCAAGTAGTAGCGTCATCATCATTTTCTACTTCAACTTGAACTCCTGAAGGTGATCTGCTCTCGGCAGGAATGCCACTCATTGCTGTTTGGTTTGACGTTCCAAACTTTGACTTAAATACTACATCTTTAAAGTTAAATTTTTCATCGCTAGGACTTGCACTTACAGCATCAGAAGCAAGTATTGGAGTTTCACCAAGAAACACATCTTTCAAGCTTGCATTTTGATATGCTGTAGTTCCTTTAGTAAGCCCTTCTTTTGAAGCACTAGCAAATCCTTCGATTTCTCCCTCAGAAATTAAATCTTGAATAGTAGCAAAACTTCTACTATGTAGAGTATCAGGAGCACGATATGGAGGGGGAGGACTACCTCCACCACCGCCAGATCCTTTAATAATATTAGTTTTATTGGTCATACATCTACCTGATTAGTGTCTACAGCAGCAGATATTACAACTGATCCTGTCATCATTTCTCCGTAAACTATTGGAATAGGTGTACCTGCCCGTGATGTATTTTGCACTCCACTAAAACTAAATGATAATTGTGGATCTTCTTCTGAACTAAATTTTTGTGGTTGAGGTAAAGGAAATAACATATCAGATACTCCCGATAAAGCTAACGCAATACCAATATTTCCAATCGCTGCTTGAAATCCGCTATATCCTGCTGCTGCTGAAAATCCACCAAATCCTTGAAATACAGCACCTGGCATTGCAAATGCAAGACCTATCATAGCTGCACCTAATAAAAATTTTCCGATTCCTCTTCCTGCTCCCTGAATAACAGGCACAAAATGTATGTCCTCTGAACCAACAGGATAGTTTATTTCTTGTTCTTCTATTTCATAATTACCAACTTTTACTTGATAATATTTAGGACTCATATGCTTTTCCAACCCTGGAAAGTTATGAATTAAAAAACTTATAGCTTTTCCAACCGTGTCTGCATTGACCTCAAATTCTTTGTGGCCTACAAATTTAGCTAATTCTCCATATAGTTTTACTTTACGAAGCATAACGTAACCTCTTTCCTGTACATTTTAACAGCCATTCAGAGTAAGGCTCTCTACAAGATAGTCTATCGGTTAAATGATGAATAACATCTCCTTCAAAAAATAATGCTACATGATTTAACCCTGGATTTAAAATACTCATAAATAATAAATCACCATTTTCTAAAGGTTCTTCTGGTCGTAATTCTCTAAAACCTGTTCGCCATGCACATCTTTCAAACATGGGATCTTTTAAAAAATCTTCGGGAGTAGCAGGTCGCTCCCAATCTCTTAATTCTATGTTTTTATTTTGTTTATACCAATCTCTAACTAAAGCCCAACAATCTGTAATACCCCATACCCATTGACGGCCTAGAATTGGTGGCTTGTAACCACATGGTTCTAAATAAGCCCATTGTTCTGTTTTTGGGTTAACAATATGCCACGGTAAATTACTATTTTCGCAACCAATCTTATCTGCCTGACTGGGTGCAGGAGGTGTTATTGGGTGACTATGAATAACCCCAACAATTTCTCCTGTATTATCTGCTTTTACATAATCTTCTGGGTCGATAATAAAACATTGATGCTCTGTCATTGAAAGATTACGACAGGGATAATATCTTTCCTTACCTTTAATGTTTAGTAAAAGACCACAGGATTCTTTTGGATCTTCTCGTTGTGCGTGAAGTAATGCTTTGTATTTCCAAGTCATGTTTACCCTGCAAACGTACCAATTGCGGGAAAGATTGAACGGGTAGCTTGACGGCCTGGAATCCGAACACCAGCAAGATCAGTAGGAGCAGCAAGTTCAAATTCTACAACTTCTCTAGTCTCTGATGCTTTGCGATCTATCGAATAGATTTCTTGAGGAAATTCTGCATTAGGATCAGCAGTTGCATTTGTATTATCAGCAAAATTTGCAGCATCAATAAATTTAGCTAGTGTTCTTATTCTTGTAACTACGGCTCCTGTAAGGTCATTTCCTGTTGTGGTTTCATTAACACTTAAAAGTATTGCAGAAAAACTTAAACCCGTTACTGAACTTCCTTGATTACCACCATTGCTAATCATTATTTTAGGTCTAGGTAACTGCCCTTTTTGAAAAGCAAAACCCGAAGCTTGTACAGGAAATCTAAAATATTCTTCTCCTTTCCATACTATCTTGCCATTAGCATTTAGATTACTACCAGCATGAAATCTATAAACTGTATTTGCACCATGTAATTCAGTTGATAATTGGAGAGTAAATAACTCTATAATCGCTGACGGATTTATTGATTGTAAATCGCTAAATACGGCTGAATTAACTGACATTACGATGCTGGTTCAAATACTTGTCTAAATGTGGCTTGAATTGTAGCTCTATTGTTATATGGTATCGACTTGCTCCATGACTCGCAAACAAATTCAAAGTTTGAAGCAGTTTCTTCAGGTAAAAAACCTTCAGCAAAATTAAAACTATCACTGTCATTTGCACGGGCATCTAAAAATGTTTCGATAGTATCTGCGTCTGTTTCTGATACTTCGTAAGTAAAAGTAAATTCTTTTGGGTTTTGATGTTGTGCTAAACCAAACAAGAGTCTATGTTCATATCCATCAGCAAAACGAATTGTTCTAGTATTTGGTTTAGATTTTTTACGAAGGCCGTAAGTTGGTTTTATTGAAGGAAAAGTAGCCATTACGCAAGCAAACCTCCAGGTCTTTTTTGTTGTATTATTTCAGATTGTACTGCAACTGAGATAAGACGACCAAGCTCTCTTCCTTGTTCTTCATCTCCTTCAACTTCTGTACCAGAAGCGTCTACGTTTACTACAACTGTAGTTGAACCACCAAGAGCATGATTTGGTGTAATCGTACCAGAAACACCTGGGCTAAACATTTCTGGACCACGTTCTCCTACTATGTAACTTCCACCTCCTTTTACTGGTCCACCTTTTGCTTTAAAAATACCTCCTAGTAATCCTGAACCTCTTTCAAAAGTTCCTCCAAAATTACCAAATATTGCCATATTGATAAAACCATCTATTAACTTATTTACTACGTTATTTAAAAGATTACCTAAGGTTTCAGTTCCTTTTATTAAACCTCTAATACCATTACCAATGTCTTGAGCAATAATATTAGAAACTTCTCTAAAAGGATCTGCAAGTGCTTTTGCATTATCAACGACTTGTTCTTGTAAATTAATCTGTGCTTCTAATTTTTTTATAGTATCGTCATGTAAGCCGTTTTCTGTTCCTTTATTATCTAGTTTTAAAAGTTCTAATTCGTTTTCTAAATTAGTTAATTCAAATTGTTCCTGCATAAGAGTTAGTTTTTCACTACTCGTAGTTAATCTTTTTTGTTCAATCTCTAAAGCTTGCTGTAAAGGTAAAATTTCTTTATTAAATTTTGTTTTTTCAATAAAATCTTGATTTGGATCTATTGGAGGAGGGCCACCTTGAGGGGTTCCTGGTAATAAATTTGCAATAGCATCTGGTGAACCAACTGCTTTCTTAAGGTTAAAAGTAAGTCTTTCATCAAAAATTTGACTATAAGTTTTACCAATATCTTTACCTTGATTTGTAGTTTGAAATAACCTTTGAGCCTCTAATTGAGATTGATTTACGATAGATTGTTGTGCCTTACTAAAATTTGTTCCTTCTTGAGCTTTTAATGATTTTAATAAGCTTCCTTGAGTCATTCCGCTCATTATGGAATCAATAAATGGAACTAAAGCCTTGCCTAAAAATAAAGTTATAGCTGTTCCTAATTCATTAATTTTATTTTTAAATTCAAGCATTTTTTCAGAATTTTCTTTTAAAATATCAGGTGCATCGCCAAATTTTTCATTAAATTTATCCATAACTAATTTTGCTGCTGAACCTTTTAAACCTAGCTTCTCTAATTCTTTAGCCATTTTTTCAGTAGGAGTTCCCACTAACCCTAGCTTTCCAATCAAATTCTCAATATTATCTTCTGGCTTACGCATTGCTTCACTTAGATCTTCCATAGCCGAACCAATGGCTGTACCAGCTATAGATAGTGCAAAACCAAACTGACCCATACCAGGTATGGCTGATAATGCACCACCAGCTACACCACCAGCAGCACCACCTAAAGCAGATAACGGTCCTTGTCCAAACAACAAAGGAAAACCACCACCAATGATTCCACTACCTACAGCACTCGCAGCACCTCTACCAATAGCAGATCCTACTTTACTACTTCTTAATCGTGCTTTTGCTAATTCATTTTCAGCTTTTATTTCTCTTTGAATTATTTTTTCTTTTGCTTGACTAAAACTTATACCTTCTTTATAAGCAACTTTTTCTATTTGAAAAATTTTAGCTTTTTTAGCTAACTCTTTACTATATTGATCTTCAACTTTAATTACATTTCGGATTGCTTTGCGATAATCGTCAGTGCCAATCGCTGCTGTATTTAAAGCCTTACTAGCACGATTAACTTCTTTACTTAAACTATCAAATGATTTAACACTTTTTTTGCTTTCTTTTACAACTGTTTTATTAAGTCTATCTATTGACCTTTGTAAAAGTCTAGTTTCTACACGGGTCCTTTGTAGTTCTTTCTGTCCTTTAACAGCTATAGCTATTTGAACATCATAATTAGCCACTTTTAAAAAAGAACCACAATATTTTCTCTATCTTACCGCTTTCTGCCTTTTATAGCACTATTTCTTTGTGCTTGTTCTTTTTGTTTTTCATATTCATCATGTTCTATTTCAGCATAGGCAGCCCAACCTATCATCTCTTCAACTGTTAAAGTCTCACACAATTCAGAAACAGTTTTTCCTAATTCTTTTGCTAATGAATAAATAAATTTCCATTGATTATTAGCTTTTTAACTCGGCTTTAGCCTCTTTAACCTCCTTATCAATACCAGCGTTAATCATAGCTAATTGAATTTCTTGTAAAACATTTGCTTCCACTTCTCTTCTTAAAGATGCTTTGTCACCATCTTGAAAAATTCTTGAACCATCTTTATCTAATGCCTTTTGAATCATTAACATCAAAGCAAAATCATTAGTATCATCATTAATTGATTTTTTTTGTATTGATTCTCTCTCTGCAATAGTAAGTGGGTGCCAATAAACAGTAAAAATAACTTTTCCGTCTTTTGTTACGTCATGTTGATATAGTTGGCTAACACCAAAACTATTCTTCAAAAGTTCGATTGCTCTAGTCATAAAATAAGTATTGCTACTTTATTATACTAGGCATTTGCTGAGAATTGGCAAGATATTACACCAACAAAATGACTTCTTTCTTCAATATCCAATAAATTAGGACCCACTATATCTTGAACTCTAGGTTTTACGGACAATGTATCAACATAATCAGAAGCATTTACAGAAGTTAAACCATCTATCACTTTCTCTGATATCTCCATTAATTCTTGCGTACCATTGTTTTTAGGAACGTGAATATTACATTGTATAACCCCAGAATAATAGTCTATAGCTGCTCCTTGAGGTTGTAATGTTGCTTGTGAATAATTTACATTCATCACTACATATCTTTCTTGTTGACCAGGTGTGCTGAAATTTAGATTGTCATAAACCATAGAAATGGTTGGATCATCGTCTAAAACAGCATCGGTTACTGCTTTTTCAAACGTAGCTCTAGTGTTTTTTAAACTCATAAGTTCAACTCAGAATAACCTGCTTGTTTACCTGATTGACCAAAACCAGGTGTCTGTCTTGATTGTAAAAATATTCTACCTTTTGTTTTCTTTTCTTTCATTGTATCCGCTATTAATTTAGCCATACGTCCTTGTATAAAGTTTTGAATCTTACCTCCTTCAAGAGCATAAGCAGCGTGTTTTGCTCTATTACCAATAAACACAGGTCTATTAATATTAAAAGTTCTATTAACGGGATACCTTATTCTAATTGTTGGATTTGATGGTCTTTTACTGTTCCAACGTCCATTACGACTAAATGAATTTTGCTTTTTAATATTCGCCCACGGTTTAAATTTTCTAATATCATCTTTTGCTCTTACACCTGTAGTCTGTGCTTTCCAGCTAGATGCAAAAAATCCCGTCCAAACAGGACTATGAGTTTTAGTTGACAAACTTTTATGAGTTTTTTTTATAAGACTATTAAAATCAGCATTTATTTGTGCCTGCATATCTGCCATTGGATCGCTTTTTAAAAAGTCTTTTTTTCTTGCCATTAGAATCGCACCAAGATTGTATAAAGATAAACCTGATTACCTTTTTTGGTATCTATATCATAAATCTGTGCAGTTCTTAACTGTCCATCATATGTGAGTTTTACTTTATCTTGAAATGTGATTTGATTATCACCAATTAAATCTGGAGTTATGTATAGTTTTGCTCTTCTAATCTCTTGTCCTTCTTCTTCTTCGGATTGTATAAATTCAAGTGGAACTTTAATATCTGAATAAGTAGTGTCTATACTTACAAGCTGACCGTTATCGACATCATATTCTTGCACTCCTTTTTTTACAAAAGTAATTGTGTGATTAAAAGAATCCCCTAAAGTTGCAACAACACTTTTAGCAACATTTTTAAATACTGAATCGAGTTGACCTGCCATTATCCTCTAACCACCCTCATCTGAAAAGTGCCAGCTCCTCCAAGCATATAAGCCCCAAGATAACTTTGTAACCACGGGTAAACATCTAGAATATTATTTACAGATCCAGTTCCCTGACTATCTGTATTGTATTTGACTCGAAGATCACCCAAAGCAACTTCTTGAAAATTACCATCTTTACCAGTAGTTCCTGTAATAGCATCAGTATCATTTGCTAAAGCTCTAGCTAGTTCATATTGTGCATACTTAATATTTAATGGAATAGTAGAACAAGCCAACTCAACACCATCTACTTGATAATTATTTCTTGGAAATTTCAATGCCTGTCCATCATCACATCTATCACCGTAGTAAACAAAACTATCAATCCATCTAGTCGCAGATATTAATGCTCTATTTTTTTGATCATCTGTTTTATCTGTCCAAGTACTCGAATCTGGGACGGTTTCAAAATAAGTATTAGCTTCTGTCAACGTGACATAGCTATTAGCATTAGCATCTTTTATAGTTGCATTTATAGTGGCTGCCACGATTGATAAAGTAATTTAGTTTTATTGTAGCGTAAAGAAAAAACCCCACCAATAATTGATGAGGCTTTTTACTACTTTGCTACTTAATACTATTAAGAAATAGTTGAAGTATCAAGTGGTGAGTTAACGATTAACTCAACAATAGGAACTAAATCTACATCATATGTAGCAGCCCAGTTGCTTGAGTTCATTAACTGAGCATTAGTTGGGTTATCTGTAGCAGATGCCCACTTAGTGCCCATAATGTGATAAGCAGTATGATAATCAACTGACATAACATCTTGCTTAGATAAGATGTTTCTATCTGATTCAATGCTTA